CTGATATCGCCAATCAGGCCCAGCGTAATGTGACTGATACCGCCACCAGACTGAAAGCAAGCATGGAAAATTTGTTGGGAGGCTTGCAGCAGATTTCATCCGGTGGATTGTATAACGCATATAGCGGAATTATCAAAACCGTGAACGGATTCAAGGATGTCATAGGAAAAACGTCAGAATCTCTTAAGGAGGTCCCCATTGTCGGATGGATTCTGTCCATCATTGACGTACTCAAAGACGGATTAAGTGATCTTGTCGGTGGTCTGCTTGATGCTGTTCTGAACGCTGTCAGTGGAATTATCGGTGATGTCTTGTCAGGGGATTTGTTTGTCACAATCGGCAAGTCATTGAGGAACGGCATAGGAAACATCCTGAACGCAATCTCATTCGGAGGCTTCAACTCCTTGTTTGGAATAGGTGGAAACGCCAAGGAAGTACAGGAAACGATAGACAGGCTGACGGACAGGAATGGAACTTTGCAAACGGCCATCGAGGATCTGACTGACGAGATGAAGGCAAGCAAGGGAATGAAATCGGTTGAATCTTACAGGGAAGCTGTAAAGTATCAGGAGGAAGTCAATAAAAACTATCTGCAAATAGCAAAGGAGCAAGCCGGATATCATAAGAGCCACGGCAGCTGGCAGCATTATCTGAAATGGACGGATGAAATGCTGGAACACGCAAGAAAAGCTACCGGCATGCAGGATTTCTCCGGCACCGATTCCTTGTGGAATCTGACCCCCGAACAGATGAAGGCTCTACGGTCGGACGTATGGTTATGGGATATCATGGAATCTTCCGGTAAGGGAGGTTACGGTGAGCGTGTTACCGACAAGCTGGATGATTATATAGAGCAGGCAGGAAAACTGGAAGAACTGACCGACAGTCTTTATGAGGGCCTGATCGGAATGTCATTCGATTCCATGTATGACAGTTTTATAAGCAGTCTGATGGATATGGAGAAGAGTGCGGAGAATTTTGCTGATGACATATCCAAATATTTCATGCAGGCGATGCTGTCAAATGCCATCGGTGAACAGTTTAGTGACAAACTGAGGACATGGTATGATAAATTCGGTGAAGCCATGAAGGATGATGGTACGCTTGATAATAATGAGCGTAAGGAGCTGATGGATGAATACATGGGTTATGTGGACGAAGCCATGAAGCTCCGTGACGAGCTTGCCGCAGCAACCGGATATGACAAGATTTCACAGGAAGCAGCTTCCCAGTCTGCAAGCAGCAAAGGTTTCCAAACCATGTCTCAAGATACCGGCGAAGAGTTGAACGGGCGGTTTACAGCATTGCAGATTGCAGGAGAAGAGATAAAGAATCAGAATATTATTCAATCTCAATCACTTAATCTACTGACAGTAAAAGCAGATGCTCTACTTTCCATAAATACGGAAACAAGGAATATCGCTGATGATACGCGAGATTTGATAGCACAATCTTATCTTGAATTGGTACAGATTTCAGAAAATACAGGGGCAATCGTCAAACCTATTCAACAGATGCAAAGAGATATAGCAGAAGTTAAAAAGAATACAGCAAAATTATAGTCTATGGATGAATTATTAATTAATGGCGAAAACGCTTATACAACATGGGGTGTGAGAATGGGAGAGGGGTTTCTTGATGTTATTGGGGCATCCGCTTCCATGAAGGATTTTATTGAGAACAAAAGCCGACTTGAACATGGGAAACGGGTAATAATCAATAATCCTAAAGTCGATGAGAGGGAAATAACTCTTTCGTTCACTATCGAGAGTAATTCTCAGTCTGATTATCAAGCAAAGAAGAAAGCTTTCTTTGATGAGCTGTATAAAGGTGTGGTTGATATTCAGATTCCTGCTAATAGTAGCGAGGTTTACCATCTTATTTATACTGGCAAGAGTGTCACTTACGCACAGAGTTTAGACCGAACTTTCGGAAAAATTTCAGCCAAGTTTAACGAGCCAAATCCGGCAAACAGAAGCTAATTCACGACATTGGTTTTATTGTCGTGTATGTGAGTGCTCAAAATTGGGCACTCTTTTTTTTATCCCCGAACTTTGAAGACATGGAACAAATCGACATCAAAGACATATCCGGTGCTATCCAGCTTACAACTTTGCTCAATGAAGGCTGCAAGCGTAAGTTCACTCTGATGAAGGAGGACTACATCATGTTAAAGTTCTCCTTAGAGAATCCCATATATTTCAAACTTGGCTCATACGTGGAATGTAACTTCGGATTGTTCGAGGTGTGCGACTTGCAGAAGCCCGCATTCAACACCAATACCGCCGGCTACGATTACGAATTAAGACTTGACGCCTACTACTGGAAATGGAAAAACAAAATCTTCAAATATACCCCGGAGACGACCGGACAGGAGGCGTCCTGGAACCTGACCGCTCCGCTTGACGTACAAGCCGGTATAGTCCTTAGAAATTTGAAAGCTCTTGGTTACACATACAAAGGACAGGATTTTGTTTTCTCCATTGATTCCACAGTCGAAAACAAGTCCCAGTTGATGAGTTACGACAACATCAACATCCTTGACGCTTGTTTTGAGATGGCGAAGAAATGGGATTGCGAATGTTGGGTGACTGAAAACATCATCCATTTCGGGCGTTGTGAGTTCGGTGATCCTGTTAATTGGGAGATCGGTGTAAATGTAGAGGAAATGTCCCGTTCGGATTCACAATCGACTTACGCAACGAGAATCTATGCTTTCGGTTCTACAAGGAACATTCCTTCAAATTACCGCCCCGTTGATGAAACGGTGGTGGTGAATGGTGTGGTTCAGAAAAGATTAATGCTGCCCGAGGGTATTCCCTACATTGATGCATACCCTAATATGACTACCGAGGAAGCCGTCGAGCAGGTGGTTATCTTCGATGAAGTCTATCCTCGAAGAACAGGCATCATGTCGGATGTCACCACTATCGAAGTGACGGACAAGGTGGAGAATGAGGACGGCACAACCACCGAGGAAAAATGGAATGCCTACCGCTTTAGGGACACGGGTGTTAACTTTTCCGAGAAATATATCCTCCCCGGTCAGGAGCTGAGGATACGTTTCGCATCCGGGCTTCTCAACGGTTTGGAGTTTGCCGTGAAGTTCAATCCTGAGGGAAAGCCGGAGAAATTGGAGGATGGCGGATGGAACCCTGAGGCACAGCTTTGGGAGATAGTCAGGAATGAGGACTATGGCAGACCGCTTCCCGGTGATGTGCTCTTTCCCCAGGATGGAGATGAATATGTGCTTTCCGGTTGGGACAGTACGAAAATAACCGAGCTGGGGCTTGTGGGTGCCGCCGAGCAGGAGTTGAAGGAAAAGACTGAAAAGTACGCTGCCAAATCCAAGATAGACCCGAGTACCTATGGCTGCACGATGATGTCAAATGACGCATACCGTGAGGATGGCGTTCATAATTTCTATAGCATCGGTCAAAAGGTCAACCTTATCAACAAGGCTTATTTCGAGAACGGAAGACAGTCAAGGGTTATCGGATTTGAATTCAATCTTGATTATTCCTTTGACTCACCTGTTTATACTGTCGGGGAAACCGCCGCCTATTCCCGTATCGGGGAGCTGGAGGAAAAGGTTGAGAGCCTTACCCTGAAGGGACAGACCTATACGGGCGGTGGTGGCAGCGGCGTGTATGTGATCGGAAGCCACGACTCCACCCCCGCGACAGACCATAACGTGTATTCCGCATTGCGCTCCTTAGTAATGTTCCTTCGTAAGGATCAAGCGGACGGAACAAATTTCTTATTGAAGTTCGGCAAGTTCATCGACTCCATGATTGCCGGTAAAGGTGCCGGTATCTATCCTGACGGGCGCGGTCAGTTCGAGCGTCTTGAGGTGCGCGGTTCCGCAGTGTTCAAGGAGGTCATCTATAACCGCCTGAACGCACAAGAGGGCGATACGTCTTACTCCGAGAACGGGGTCATTGAGTCCGTGACTTTGGAGAGCGACGGAACCTATACCCTGAAATTGCGCAAGCGTTGGGAGAATGACTTTACCGCATTCCAGGAGGGGGATATAGTGTACGGGATTGTGAAGAACCTCTTTTCTACGGGGAAGTATTACGCCTCGTGGATGCGCGTGCTGTCCAAGAACATAGCGGCCAACTCCATCTCGGTACTGGTGTATCCGGACAGCGAGGTGCCGGGAGGCCGGAACTATCCCCCTACTGAGCTGATGATTATCACGCGCAGAGGCAATGCCATCAATGAGGACAGGCAAAGCTACTGGTATTTGTCCGCCACCACGGACAAGTGCCTGGTATGGCTGGAAGGAGTAACGAAACCTGTCCTGGAACAGAACAACTATTACATGATATTGGGGCGTTTGCCCAATTTGGATTTGTTTGACAATCTCCCCGTCAACTATAAGCACTCGTACATATTCGCCCGTGCCGGCATCTTCGGTGAACTTTACCGGGTGGACTGGCAGGGACTGCCCGTACAGGAACTGGTGGACCGTGGCTTTTGGTCGGCCGAAGTCGCGTCCTCTGACAATCCTTATACCAATACGCAGGAGCGGGCGGACACGGTTTGGCACTACGGCTGCAAATGGAAGTGCCTGATGACGGGAACAGCCGACGAACCGCAATATGCGGCGGCCGGATGGGCGATGCTGGAAGGGAACCCGGAATTTACGATAGAGATCGGCAGCACAAAGGGGTGGTATTTTGATATCGAGACTTTTTCCACAACGCTATATATTACCGGCAAGCTGTACAACCGTGACGTGACAGATCATATACTTGACGCTGATGTGAGCTGGACGCGTGATACCGGGAATGTATCAGAAGATAACGCATGGGCGGTGAAGCGTGCCGGCGCCGGGAAAAATCTTCCTCTGACGACAGATGATCTCGGACCGAATTATACCAACATGCGGGTGTGTACGTTTAAAGCACAGGCGTTATTGCGTGACGGGCAGCAGTTTGAAGTGGCGGAGAATTTTGTAACATTTTAAAAATATAAGATTATGGGTAAAGTATTAGTAAAAAAAGTAAGGTTTGTGCAAAAAGAAAGTTCTCCCCAAGAGTGCTGCAACACTTCAGGGGGAACATTCAGTGAAAGAATTTGTACGATTAGATTTTCAGGAAGAGAACCTTGCCTCAAATTAAAGTGTGCTACATAGCCACACTTGGGGCATATATTGACGATTACAGGTATATAAGACGCCTTACCGGAGTCTGCCTTTACCTCACAAAAATTAATGATCAATAGGAACAATGGCAACAAAGCAACGAAAAATAGAAATCAACTACCGGCTGTTACAAACCAGTTGTAACATCGAGGTGGTGGGCAGCGTGCCGGACATGCAGGTCTACCAGGCTGACAAAGCTGAATACACTCCGGACTATACGCTGACACCGCTGGTCCTGTTTCCGCGGTGCAACGCCACCGATCCGGAAGCGGTGACTAAAATCGGGGCGGTCAACTCCAGGCTGACCAACATGAAGTGGTACGAGCGCATCGGAACCACACGCACACTTATCACATCGACAAACACAGGCTACAGCATTACGGAGTCCGGTGACAGCAAGGGACAGATCACAATGAAAAAAAATGTCACCGTCCTAAAACCCGTCACGCTGGAGTTTTACGCGGAATATGCCGACACACGTACCGGACAGCTGTTTACTTTTCAGATGAGCCGTCTTGTCCGCGCGGTTGACGGTACGGATGCGATCCCCGTATTGACGATAGACAGCCCGTCCACGCTGGACTGGAACCCGGTGCGTGACATCACCGCACAGACCATCACGGCTAAACTGATGGTAGGCGACACGGACGTGACGGCTACGGGCAAATGCAAGTTCTTCTGGTACCGTCTGTTGTCTACGGGAGCGCTGGAGGCGATAACCACAGGAGCGGGTGACAACGACTGGGAGTTTGTATCACTGAACAAGAATGTATATAAGATTGACCGCAATTATATAGGTGATGACATCACGATTGTCTGCAAGGCCACCTATGCGGCTTCCGGGACTCCGGCATCAACCCCGGGCACATCGGACCCGGCAGTCTCTACGGTGATACGCCGCAGGATTCCGAAGATTGAAGCCGACTGGGAGGGCGTACCTACGGGTGTTCCGGATGGGACTTACGCCATCTTTCCCAGACCCGTCATTCGGGATACCATGGGGGTTATCCCGAATCCATCCGCCATGTTTAACTGTCACTGGTACGTCAAGAAGAGCGGAGATGCCGGATATGCCAAGGTTGCCGACGGATACTCTCCCAGGATACCTTTCAGCAACGGCATGATGTTAAAGCTGGAGGTGGAGGACAGAGGCCCTTACGTGGCGCTGACACAAGGCGGCAAGGTGCTCACACAGGGGGGCAAGGCGGTAGTAGTAAGAAAATTTGGATAACATTAAAAACAATAGAATTATGGCATTTTACATTAAAGTAACGAAGGAGGTTGCCGACCGGTTGCATCTGACCGATATCCGCAACAGGACAGCGGATGGCAATGTATTATTGTGGCAGGCGGACGTGGCACGTTTCCCCGGCGACACGGTATTTGACAGGGCCAAGGAAGCGGGCGGCATCTGCCTGACCCCGCAGGCGGCGAAAGAAGAGATAGACGGTACGGACCATCCCGTCGAAGTATTCACACCTGCCTCTTGGGGGGAGGACAACACCGAAAGCTCCGAAGGCACGGATAGTACGGAAACGACCGGGGAAGGAGGAGCGTCATGAGTTTGGCCAGCGCGACCGGACAGGTCATATTTTCGCAAAAGGGCGGCGTGTACATGCCTGCCATCCAGTGTAACCAGGGAGATCTGTATCAGGAGTATATGGGCGAAGCGTCCGCGCCGACGAACATCGCACCGGATTTCGCTTCGCTCAAGCCCGTCTTGTCCTTCATTCTCACCTCTTCGCGGGTGGCGGAAGGGCTGGTGGTTCCTTCCTCCATGAAATGGTATTTCAATGATGTCGAGATCAAGTTCTCGGGCAATGTCTCCACCAACACGTTTGGCGGTGAGACGGGACATTTCAAGTTTATCCCTTACCAGCCCGGTACGACGGATTACTACGGATTGCAGATCGTCAAGAATCTGGTCAAGGCGAGCGGAGCGGCCTCTTGTACCATCAAGGGTGAAGCTACCGTGACGATAGGGAATACCAGCGACACCGTCCAGTTCGTCTATAGCATCCCCATCACCAAGGGAGTGGGAAACCAGAAGCATGTGACGATTATCGCCGGTGACAACAAGTATTTTACCCTTCGGGATAAGGGGCAGAGCTGTATATTGAAAGCCGTTGCGCGCATGGGTAGCGACGACATCACTACCGGATTGACGTATAAATGGTACAACCAAACCAACGGAGCATGGACGGTGATGAGCGGCAAGACCACGCAGACATTGACCGTCACCAACGATATGGTTGACACGACAGGTGTGTTCAGAGTGGAGGTGTACCAGGGCGGCAAGCTCATCGGTCAGGACACGCAGTCCGTAATGGATGCGTCCGATCCGTTTGATTTGATCCTGAATCCCACGCCCGAGGACGAGACCATCCGGGAAAGTGGTGACACGGTGGTCTATAAGCCCATTCTGGTCAAGCGCGGAAGTACCACCAAGTACAAGGACATGACTTTCTATTTCGTGTTCATGGACAGTGCAGGAGTAGTCCTTAACCCGTCTACTTCCGGTACAGCAGCCACTTCCGGCACGTGTACTTGGGACATGTGCCAGCAGGCAGGAGGCAACGTGGCATGGACCATCACAACCAAGGAATAAGGAGGTACGTATGCCGTTAGTAACGAGGACAGGACAAGTTAGTCTTGCTCCCAAGGGCGACAAGGGAGATAAGGGAGCGCGCATGCGTATGCGTGTATGGGGGGCGTCTGTGTCTTATCTGGAAGGCAAGCAAGGGCAGCAGTTTTACGACATTGTACTTTATGACAACCTGCTGTACCTGTGCATCCGTTCGCATACGTCGGTTTCGACGGAAACCCCCAAACAGAATGTGGCTTCGGGAAAAATAAAATACTGGGAGGTAGCACAGAGCTGGACTTTTATCGCCACCAAGCTGTTGTTGACCGAGAAGATCAAGGCGTCCATGATTGATGCGGACGGTATCAGGGCGGTCAATGTGGACATCAGCGGAAAAATCACGGCGGATAGCGGACGTATCGGTCCGTTTTCCATAGATTCCGGCATGTTGTCCTCAAAAACTCTTTATGAGGGGACGGATTCCCATGTCGGTTTCAACCTGTCTGCCGGACAGATAGAGTTTTATAACGAAAGGACATTTGCACGTGTAAAAATCGGAGGGAACACGAAATTTGTCACAATCGAAGGGATATCGTATGATGCCGGAATTGACATACAGAGTCCGAATGCCATGATCGGGATGCACATCAAGACCCTGAGCATTCCTCTGTTCGTGGAGGGGGGTAACATTTTCCTTCATCCGAACAATGACAGTTATGTGTCTCTTCATGGCATAGTGGGGAACTGGAGGAACATATCCGTCAGCACTTCCCTGAATAACAATGATGACAATGTGATGTTTATTAATACGGGTAATATAGAAGTGACACTTCCTCCGGATGTTCCGGGACATACCATATACTTCAAACGTATGAGCGGCGGGGTAAGACTGACAGGCGGGCGCATCCTGCCTGCCCCCGGAGGAAAAGAGATGTCCTCCATTGATCTGGATTATGCGTCCGGATTCGTTAAATGTATGGGTAATTATTGGGTTATGTTTTATTGCGGATAACAGTATTTAATTAAGAATATTATGAAAGTTGATTTTACAAAATTTCCCCTGTTCACGGGGATAGACAGACAGGATATGGTGATAGCGGATATCCGTAAGGATATTGCTGACGGCATTTACAGGAACGTGCCCGGTCTTCCGGCGCACGTGCTTGCGGAGAAGATCTATCGGAACGAGCTTGTGGAGCTTGCCGATGACGAGATTCATATACTTGACCTCTACACTTCCGCTTCGGTGGGGCAGCTCGCCGACTCATGGCAGGATTATAAGAAAAACAATTTGGAAACTGAAACTGGTAAATAAAAAATATTATGGAAAAGATGGAATTAAGTGAGGCGTTGAAAGCCAATGCCTCAGTACTGGAAGAACTAATGCCGATTGCCAATTTAGGAAGTAAAGGGCTCTTGAGAAAAGGCGTTCTTTCTCCTATATTGGTTTGCAATAAAGACTCCGTTCAAGAAGTATGTGTCGTTCGCCTAGCGAGTTCATCTAACGCCTATATCGGTATGATATTGTATGTATATTGGGGTGGTTCTACAGGTCTGTTCTTTATTAATAGTAAGACTGGTAACTCCTATATCATAAGGAAAGTCAACGGTAGTATGATTTCTGAAATAGAGTTCAAACGAAAAAATGATCATCTCTTCGTTCGGAGTAAGACAAACACAGCTTCATTTCGTGTAAGTGCTTTGTTTTTGGATACTACTGGGGTTGACCTGTCTTTATCCATGAATATAGTTGATGAGAATCTGGATGATGCTGAAGATATAGAAATACTATAATTCTTTGGTAACATGAGGAGCGGACGGGTGTGGACCGGCACCCATCCGTTGTATCCCATTAAAATATGACTGATTTTTAAGATTATGTTGTTTGTATTTGTTTCCAATCAGTCCAAGTTCCATTATTACATATTCGAATAAAAAATCTGCTCTGAAAATCTACAAAAGTTTGCTTGATGGTGACCTCATTAATAGCAATCGTTTCCAAGAATCCATAATTACTTGATGTATTGGGTTTATTATCCAATGATTGGGTTTTATCGACAAACATATATCCAGTATTATTAGCTTCATTAAAATCAGTAATTTCACCAAATCTCCTTTTGTACCATGTATCATTTATCCCTAATAGTCCTTCCAGAAGTGCAAACAGATAAATTTTATGTCAAAGAAACCGTCTTCCAGGTTCCCCAAGCACCATTCCACCATTTTATTCTAAACACTAAAAAACCACCATAGTTATTAGTCCTAAATTGTACTGTTGACTGTCCCAGATTGTGACTGAAAACAAGAAGCGTTTGATCATTGTATGAAGTGCCTTTTATTGCATATACTCCAGGCTCATACACTTTATCAATATCGTCTTCAGTTTCTAACTGGATATACCCTTTTCCTTTAAATATAGTACTACTGCTAACTCCTAACAGTCCTTCCAGAAAGATTTGTACCAATGACCTTTGTATTACAATATTATTTTAAATGTTTGTTGTATGTTGGTCTGTCTATAGTTTATTCTGTGCATTTTTTATGCATAAGATTTTTCTTAAAAATATTTGTTATAACTTTGCTATCACAAATAACTGAATGTGTTTTTATTTTTTGATTCATTAAGCTTGGATGTTGTAAGGCATCTTGCTAGCAAAGCAGTTTGTATTGAAAAAGGCAGGATTGGTAAATCCCGCCTTTTTTATGTTCTTTATTCAAAGAGACGCAAAATATATTATTTCAGTATTTCACCTTTTTCATTGAAGAACACCGTACTTTCAGTTCCTTCCTTGTCTGTCAGAACAACCTGATAGGTCTTGCTGCCATCCTCTGCCGCTTCCACCGCCGCTTCCTTGACGGTTGATTCCGCAAAATTTTTGGCGATTGCTTCCGTTACCGCTGCCGGAAGGTCTTTCACTTCAATAGGGGTGAAGTCATTTACTGCCATGACTGTTTCAACACCTGAGGTCAAATTTTCGGCAAATGCCACTGTTGTTCCTAATCCCATTACCAATGCTACTGCAACAAAAAATTTTTTCATAATCTTATATTTTTAATGGTTATTGTTTTACGATAATGATAAGGCAATTCCCATGCCAAAAGAATATTTATTCTGATTATCAGTTAATTGTCATTTTTTTATTATGTAAAAAATGGAAATAATCCTCATATAGTGTGGTCTGATGTAGAATGTTTCCACACTTATAAAAATAGGCAGGAATTCTGCCTATTTTGTGCGTAAAACCAAAATCTGTTGCACATTAACTTCTGTTACAAGTTCTTTTTTATTTTGTATGACAAGATAAAGGCTATTATAACAAGAGGCTGTCAAGTCATTTTTTTAAGACAGCCCTTGTATTTTATCTGATAGTGGGCATGAATACAATGTTAATAGTTATATCCTTTGTCGCTGTAAATGAATATGAACCGGCTGATGTCTGGGAGTATTCCCCAAGATCGTCCAAAGCCTGCCATCTGGTAGTAAAGAAACCTCTCAGATAGTTATATCTCCAGCGGTCACCTTCTCCCGGCACGGCATAATCCGCACCATCCGCATATATTGTTACCCGGTCTCCATATGAGAACTCACGGGTTTGCTGACCGGAACTCAGACCGGTAGCAGAAAAGCCAATTCTGAAATCACCGTGCGTATACAAGGAGAAAGAATTGTTACTCCACATGCCAGTCTGTATAGTCACCTTTATAGGATTGTCCGCTTTGAAATCGTATACGAATCTGCTTCCATCAGGATAACGGCTGTAATCATTGTACGTAAATAAATATTGACCATATTGTCCGGAGGGTATCCCGTTGCCATTCACATACCATTCATCCTCTCCATATTTCCAACCGGATTCCGGCTCTGGAGATATCAGGTAACCACCTCGTTCCAAGTTTTCATCATCCGGTGAAAGATTCAATACTATTTCTGAAGCAGATGGCAGCAATGTGGTTTCACCACGTTCATCAAAGACATCCAGTTTGCCTCTTCCTGTCCGGATGGAGAAATAGAACGTTTTACCGGCTTTTGAAAAGTTCGCCTGCAAAGTACTGTTCGGACTGTCAGAATGTAATATTAGATTTCTGAAATGTCATCATTGGATGATTTTACATTTCTAACAAATTCCATCCCCCTGATAAAATTCTCCGTGAGATTCTTTTTTTCCTCTATTTCCTGTTCCATCCTTTTTATGGATGTCCGGAAGAAAAAATCTATCAGAAATTCATCTGTACGCTCTTTTTTGATATATTTTAAGGCGGTGATATATTCCTCTCTTTGCGAACCGGGGATTATCAGCAGCGGCTGTTCTTTTTTGAGCAATATAAAATTGGACATCAGACGTCCCAGACGACCGTTTCCGTCCCGGAAGGGATGCAGATATTCATAAAATCCATGAAATCTTGCCGCGATGATCATCGGATGGATCTTCCCGGAGTCCAGGACCTGCTGGGTGCTTTGCAACAGGCGGGGAACCTGCTTTATCAGCTGCTCATGGTCCCCAAATATCGTATCACCGGCACACATGTCCACTGTTGTATATTCTCCCGGGTTGGACGGTATTTCATCGTATTGGGTCTTGTAAGAGAGGGTATGTTCCGTCAGCAGCCGGTGGGTTTCCTTCAGGAGTTCCTCGGTCAGCGGCCTGTCCAAATTCTTCAGAAGATATTCATAAGCCTGGAAATGATCCAGGATTTCAAATGCCTCCAGCAAGGTCTTGCCTTTGGGGATCATGCCCAGCCCTTTTTCTTTCAAGGTGCGGGTCTCGTCCACTGAAAAACTGTTCCCCTCTATAGCACAGCTATGCGCCGAGAATAGAATTTCATTGTATTCTATAAAATCTTTCCTGCTCAGCTTCTCAGATACAAGTTCCTTGTACCGGTTCACTAAAATATCATATCGGGAAATCAACTTGTCCTCCATATCAGTACCATTTTTTGCAAAGATACTAAATCTGACCAATATAACCCTGCATTCTATATGTAATTCCTTGATAAAAGTGTGATATCATTACTTTCCCCGCCCTACTGGTAGAACAATGGTAGAAAATAAAAAAACATAACAAAATTCAAGATAAAACACCGGAACGGAGCGATTGCAAGACCGTCTGTCCGTACTTTTTCTCCTTCAAAAGGGTGGAGAAAACATTTTCTACCGGAATTCTACCCAAATACCGGATGTTCCAGGAACACTATGGACACAACCCTCTTATTTGTCTTGTTTTTTCAGCCATGTAATAAACAAGCCGGAACCCTTCAGAAAAAGGCATTCCAGCTTGTTCACATTGCACATACCGGCTGTCATTATCATAAACCGCACTATTCCAAACATCAATACTAACAGCCAGATTTATTACAAGGAGAGTAAAGAAGAGTTTGAAATCTTTCTATGTGGCTCTTCTGTAAACCAATACATTGACTGTTATGTCCTATTTTTCTTTAAGAGGAATAGTTCCTGCCATCGTCTTTTACCAACTTTTGGGAATCACATAAAGATAATTGAACGCTTCATCCATTTTTGCAGACTCGGAACCCGGATAGTTCCGGTTGAACAGGTATTCTGTGTCACACCGCAAAAGCTTCCACTCACTGCTTCCTTCTGGCTGATAATACAAATGGGCTATTGGAGTGCAATAACCAACATTATCATGAATGCGCCATGGTTCTTTTCTCTGGACCGGAAACTTGCAGGACACTATTCCTTTCCAAAAACGTACTCCTGCCGCTATGTCAACAGTACAGCTTCCCAGCTCATCACGCCATTCTTCATCATTGAGGCTGTCATTTTTATCCGCTTTGGCACTCGGTCTGTAGGAATTGGATTCCAGTTTAAACTCCCTCTCCCATACAACCTTTATAGTCCCTTTCATGGCTTTCCTGCTTTTGTTTGAAAGCGTATAGACTATATTGAACCAGTCATTATCAGGAACAGGATATGCCAGAAACGTATTGCATTTCTGGTTCTCCAATGTTATCATACGAAGTGCCGGCATATCAGTGGCCGGTCTCACCTCATACATCCATTCCCCGTCATTGGAATTCTGATCGTATCCGTAAGGCTTGAACCAGGCTGACTCCCCGTTCTTTTTGAACAGCACTGCCAGCCGGTATGTCCCCGGCACGGCCTGCACATAACAATACTTGCAGTATCCGTCCCATGCACCGTTTCCGCATTTGATATCAAACGGCTGGTACTGTTCCACAATCCTGTCCCCATCCATCAGCACGAACCGTGCCTGTCCGGCGAAGTCTTCCCCACCTCCACGGTTTCTATACCGCAAAAAGAATCCCCAGACCTTACCCTCACCGGTATAGGTGTCATAGCCATATCCCGTATAATTCGGCCGTATATAAATCCTGTCCGTCCCGCAATCCCTCATGACAATCCGGTCGGTCTTTCCGAAAGTGCTCCAATACTCCTCATCCATCGGCACATGGTCCACGTCCACCTCACAGTTATAACCGGATTTCATATTCAGAGTGTAAGTATAGATCATGCCGGGATTCCACACATGGGTAGGCGGCAGGGCATAGGTGAAATCCCTCCCGTCCACATGTACATTGACAGTGATACCCTCAGCCGTACCCACAGGCATCAGGATTGCCTCCACATATACCGGAGAGGCATCGTCCAGTGTGTAGTTCCCTCCGGCCTTATATTCTCCGGGCTGTCCTGTCGGAAGGAGCTTTCCGGACGTGACATCCATGGACGCAGACAGCCTTACACCTCCAAAAGTGACCGCATCCACCATCCCGTCACCTGTATAATCATTCTTTTTTATCAGGATCCTGACCAGGGAGAGAGCATGCTTCATCACAAGGACCGCGCTCGGCTTCTCAACGCTTACTCCTCCTTCTCCATACATATAATCCTCCTGTGTCGTGATGTCCACAGGTATGGCGGTCATGTCCGTATATTGTACATTATAAGGATAATAGGCGGACACTTTCTGCTCAGCCGTCACCTCCACCTGTTTTCCGGCTTTCCACCGCCTGCCGTCAAAAGTGAAGGGTATGTTCACATCCCCTGCAGCTGTCACTCCCAGGCAATGCCCCTCCTTCCAGTTCTCCACCACGGCCCTCTGTTCCTGCATGTTCTCGATGATAGGGGCGATGCCGAGGTACACCTTTCCCGTATCCGGCTCTTCCGGGTTTCCGGGATTTTCCGGCTCCACTACGGGAGGAACCGGGTCCGGCAGTGGTTCCTCATCCCGGCAGGAACATGTCATGCACGCCATGACCGCCATCAACAAATATCCGAATGTCTTCATTTTCTTCAATTTTATGTTCTTTATTCTTTCTCCACTCTCTCGAAGAATTCCCGTATAGCCTGTGCTATGACCTGCTTCTCCTTCATTCCAGCGTCTACAGCGTATTTCTTCACCTTGCGGTGCAGTTCCAACGGATACTCCAGTGAGGTTCTGGCCAGTGCTTCCCCTTTCTTCCCCTCCTTCGGAGTGGAATGTGTGGGACGGTTTGGTGTTCCGCCCTGCAGAATCTCGTCAATTCCAATAAATTTTCCCATATTCTTTATTTACTTTTATTTGTTGTCAACCATATTCAATCTGGACAGGATCTCCCGGGTAAGGGACCGGTAGTCCGCCGCTCCATTGCTGTTCCTGCTGTAAGATACGACATCCGTCTTTCTGCTCATGGACTCTGCCACCCTGATGGAACGGCTGATGACCGTGGAAAAGACCGTTTCCCCGTACTGTTTCCGCATCGCTTCCAATATCTCCGCATGCAATGTAGTCCTTCTGTCATACTGTGTCACCAGCATGCCGAGCAGGTTCAGTCCCCTGTTGATCTTCCTCTGTATTACAGCAATCGTATCCAGGATGGAAACCAGACCATATAAAGAAGCCACTTCCGGCTGCACCGGTATAATCAGATCGGTGGCGGCCACAAGCGCGTTGACCGTGATCAGTCCGACAGCCGGCGGGCAGTCAAGAAGCACAAAATCGTACCCTCCATCCGTTTTGGCAGCCAGTTCTTTAAGGAAGTTTTCCCTCCCGTATTCGTTCTGCAGAAGATACTCCGCATCCGCCATTTTCCTGCATGACGGGCACAGGGATATATTCTCCTGCAACCGTATCCATGGAAGCCGCGTTTCCTTGCCATCCACCGCACCCTGCAAGGCCGAGAAAACCGTTTCTTCCGGATCTGTCACCCCCAAAGCCGAGGTCAGAGTGGCTTGCGGATCCAAATCAGCAAGAAGGACCTTGTATCCTTTTCGTGCCAGTTCGAACCCCACATTGGTAGTGGTAGTAGTCTTGCCAACTCCACCCTTCTGATTATGGACTGCTATAATTTTCACCATATCTATTTGTTTTTTAGTGTGTTACGAAGTTAAGGAAAATAATTCTCTTTTCCAATATTTTGATGTTTTAATGCTTTAATATTTATATATTTTAACACTAAAATATTTTGATACCATGATCTCCCATAACGAAGGAACTTTCATTTCTTTTTTCAAAGGAAGACGGATCATACCGGAAGCCGCGGAAGGCTCTATAATGAACTTCATCCCAGGCCTCCTTTCACACAAAGCCGCAATGCCACCATGAACCAGGCCAGACAAATCAGAGCGGGAACCTGTGATACGAAAGATGCGCATATTAATGCAGAGAAAACAAAGGAGGCATGGCCAAGCAGCAGGACCTGGCGGTTGGATACGCCCTCTTCGAGTACAGAAGAAAAGAATTGGTTTTTACGGTTCAGCCATAATTGAATAGCTGAAGATTTGCTAGCGACATTTATGTCGGGAGCAAAAATAGAAACTGTTTGTTTCATGACTGTGATTATTTGGGTCAGCGGATTTTCCTGGTTGGTAAGCTTTCTTTTAAGCGTATAGCCTAGCCAGTCTGAACATGAAGAAC